AATGCCGCCGCTCCTTGAGCGATTTGGAAGCCTGCTGCTATGCCCTGCACCGCACCAACAAAAGCGTCAATCCTTTTGGTGTCGGATGCGAGGTTTTTAATGCGTTGATTTACATCGCCGATTTCATCCTTCAGTTCCCCTGCCGCTTGTTCTAATCGCCTGAATGCGTCGGTCCCCTGCTGGCCTGCTTCGGCCATTGCAATCAATTCTTTCTGCATCTCACGCAGACGCTGCTTTGCGCTTTGCGTTCCTGCGCTTGTGCTATCCTTGAGGCTTACCTCAAGTGCAATCTCTTTAGTTACATCTGCCATGGTTATCCTTCGGAGGGTAGTTCGGGGTTTACGGGTGCTTCATACCCTGGGTCCACAGGGTCGGGGTCAATCGGGCCATTAAACAAGGCCGACGGGTCGTTTGCAGGCGGGGTCGTCGTGGTTGCGGCAAAGTCGGTGAGGTTCAGAATGCGTCGGAGCGTGACACGGCAGGGCTTCATCTGCCCGACCAAATAGTCACGAATTTCCAGCAACCGCCAACGAATGCCGCCGTAATAGATGGGCTTGCGGAAGTCCAGTTGGTAGATGTCCACCGAGGATAGCATCATCGTGAGTTCCAACTGCAATGCTTCTTGGGACACCGTTTCGTTGATGTAGTTCAGCCAATAGGTGTTGTAGAGGTTGTTGTTCGTGTAGGCGTATGGCGACCCGCTTGCGTTCACGGCGTTGTAATACACCAACCTTGGTTGACCAAAGGCGAGGTCCACATTCGGGGCGTACGGATTGTCAATGTGGGACACGAAGGGCATCCGCAAGATTCCCACGGACAGTGCCGTGTTCCCGCTGACCCCGTATTGATAGGCCCACTCGGTCTGCCCCTCAATCAAGTTGTACTGCGCCAATCGGTAGCCCGTCTGCAGGGCTTTGACCGTTCCACTTGCGAGCGTTCCGTCAATGTCCCAAGTCCTGCCCACGATTTTGTCCGTGCTGAACGAGGCGGGTATCAAGGTCCCGCATAGTGTTTCTACCACCTTATCCCCCTTGCCGTAAAAGTTGGAAGTGTTAAAGATTCGCCCGCCGTAGCCTTCCCTTGCAAGAGGGTAGGACTGCTTGTAGGTTTTGGATAAATAGTCACCCATGTCCTTGTACTTGAACATGACATTGGTATAAGCGTTGGGGTCGCCGTTGGTGATGTTCTGCTCTGCGTTCTCATCCGCTTTTTGCGTCCAGTCCAAGGAACCCGATGAGTAGAAGTCCTTCCAAGGTTCAATGTACAGGAGTTTGGGGTCCTGCGGGTCGGGCATGAATTGCAGGTTGAACATCTTTTGCAGGTCTTGCAGTAGGTCCGACTGCTTGACATCGGCAGGGAGTGCGGTCCGCATATCCAGCACCCCGATGCTTTGCGGGTTCTCAAGGCAGGTCCATTGGACCGTTGCCCCCGAAAGGATGGAGAACTGCGTTTGTAATACCGATATGTCTTGGGTTATCACGAAACCGATATTGGCCGTCGTATTGGCGGGGATGGTTACATTTTGAAAGCGGACAATAAATTGCTGCTGAGTCCTTGCGTTTATGTTTGTGATGACCGCATTGTCAGTTGAGTCCGTTATGTTTCGTATAGACATATTGCAGGTAAATCCTGCACCGACCGCAAAATTCCCGCTTACAGTCAGGGTTACATCCACATTCCAACGAGTCGGCACGGCTGGGGCAACAAAGGTGCTGGACGATGCGACCCAATAGCCAGGATTATCGTAGAACGGTGCAGGGGTGTCTTTGCTAAACAATATCGTTGTATTAGCATCTTCCATAAAATTGACATTCCCCGTGCTTTGTGCAAGGATATTGGACCCCGATAAATTGATAGGCATCGTCCCCGCTGCGTAAGGGATGACCAACTTGTTGAATAGTGACGAGTTAAAGAATGTGCTGGAATAGCGGAACCCTGCCTCCGTGAATATCAAATCCACCATCTTCTTGACATAGATGCTGGGGCCGAGCCTCCACCATGGTGCTTGGAACCAACCGCCGCCTTGGTTCAAGATGTCCGTGAACCCCGCCGCATCCACCACTCCGTAAACATACCCGCTGCTCAACGCACCCGATGCCGTCCAAGTGCCGCTCACATGGCCACTCGTGGGCGTGTGGTTCATTCCTGTAACGCCCGCCGTGTTGACGAGCATATTGCCTTCAATGGCTTTAAACAGGGACACATTATCGGTGAACAAGCCCACCTCGTAGGTAACGGTTCCCTTGGTCTTGCTCATTGATAGCAACTGCAGGACTCCGCTGAACACCTGCACCCCATCCTCCCACATAGCAGCACGGATGCGTTTGTTCGGTTGGAATCCACCCACAAAGGATTGGATGTTATAGGCGTAGGCAAAGCAGGCCCGATTCGTCGGGGTGTTGGGAAGGGTTATCGTCTTGCTAAAACTACCCCGCTGCTTGGTCACATCCTCAATGTCACCAATAGAATAGGTGACCGCAATGTCGGTTCCTCCCATCGTGTCAAGCACATAGGGCACTTCGGTGTTGCTATCGTTGAGCGGGTAAGCGATTAGGGTGACGCTCATAGGATGGAGTTGTCATAGGCAACCGCAACCTCAATCTGCAACTGCGTGAGGCGGTCATTCCGTCTGGTTACAAATTGATACTGGTTCGCATTGACCACCGCTTCCACAAGTTGGCCGTCCAATTCCAACCATACCTGCCCGCTTCGGACCATCTCAATGAGCCACTCGGATTCGGCATCGGTCAGCCAATCGCTATTCAAAGCATACACATAGTCAAACGAACCCGCCCACATCTTGTTGTAGGTCGTGGTTGCGTACACATCCGAGTTATACCCGTAAACCTCCCTCTCCACATTGGCCCTCTTGCGGTTCTTCATCGTGAAGGTGTAGGAGTCAATCCCGCCGTACTTGTTGATGAAGTGGATCGGGATGGAGTTGAATCGTTCGCAAGGGCCAAGGCGAAACCAAGTAGCCGTATAACCCGCATCAGTTAAATCAATGAATTGAATGTAATAGCCAGCACCCTCTGCCGTTGGAAAATTAAATGACCCTGCTTGACCGTCGGAGCATTGCGCCGATGTCAAAGCCTTGAGATTCATCGGACCTGCACCAAAGCGGTGAATAGAACCACTTACTGATAATGGACGAGGTACGGAAAAATTGCGTACAACGGCACCAGCAGCATTGGTGTAAACCACATTTGCAGACACAATCGCTCCGCTAAATCCAGCGCCTCCGCATAAAAAGCCGTAAGAATTAGAATAAACCACATTTAGGGCATTGGCGGGATTTGAAATTTGAACACAAGTCGTTGTCAATGCTTTCTCACCTCCCTGCAAAGCGCTGCTCGGAAAGTAAGTTTCACCACTCCAATCGGCTAACTCCAACTGCTCCAGGTTTCCTGCAAATGCAAGGACCCCGCTGACATTGGTTGTAGTTCCCGTCTGCACCACAGGCGTTGAGCCGTACTCTTCCATGAAGGTGAGCCGATACCCCGAATAGAACCCCGCATGGTCTGCAAAGCCAACCTGTGCAAGCGTTGGTACGGTTGGAGCCATCAAGGTTTCAACGACCCTGCTCACATCAAAGAACCCGAAATTGGTGGTAGGTAGTTTGTCGCACTTTAGCCGTGCTAGCGTGGTCGTGCCTGCTCCGTTCTTCACATCGCAGACATAGCGGTAATTGGTCGCACTTGTCAACGAGCCGCTGACCTTGAAAATCATTTTGTTGTAAACAGGGGTTGCTGACTGGGGCGAACCCGAAAGGACGGATATGGACATGGGTTATCGGGAAGTTGAAAGGCTGACCTGCTTGCCCAAGACATCGGAAATAGTATTGACGAGCAAATCTATTTGTTCGGGGGTGAGGGCATTGGTGAGGAACTTGGTGGCGTATAGGCCACGCCTGCGGACAAAGTAGGTGATAGACCTTGCGTCTGCGAGTTTCTGCTCTTCAACGGTCCGCACGGCTTTCTTCTCACGGGAATAGGTTGGCGTGACCAAAATCCCTTTATCGGTAATCCAGTCCGCAATGGCTTGGGTCATCGGTCCAACTTGGTCGCTCTTGCCTCCGCCTTTCTTCTTGAATGAGAATGGCGAGTTTGGCGCACGGGTTGAAGTAAGGGTCCCCCGCACTCCTTGGTCCACAAACTTCCAGTAAGGGTTGGCAAGAAGGTTGACCGCAATCTTTTCGGCAGTCAACGGGATAGGGTCAAAATCAAGGCTTGCGGATAGCGTCCCCTTGGCGTTCACATCCTTGCCGTCCTCCCGACCCGTGAGCAGGTTCTTTTGTGCAAGTTTGATAATATTTTTCAGCCAATCAATCAGCGCCTGTTGCCGTGGGTCAACGCCTCCGCCTTTCGGGCCTACGGTTATACCAATGGCTTGAAGGTCGGCGATGTTGACTTCCTTCAAACTGCCGCTTCCGAACTTGGCAAGTACTTTGGTTTCCATGGTGGTAAATGTAACCCGCCAAGCAAAGTGTCCTACTTGCGGCGCATCCGCTCTGCTTCCATCCTCTCTGCTTCCAAGATGTCGTGGATGAGTAGGGCGTAGTTCAAGAACTCCACCGCCTTCATCGCAAAGATGGCATCAAATTTCAGCACATCCTTGTTTGCCATCCGCCACACCACCATGAGCCAACCGTACCCAGCAAGCGGGTTGGTTATTGGCCCTGCATTCCCTTCGTCAGGTGCTTGGAATAGTCGCTCAAAACTTTCAAGTAACTTTCTGAACTTAGCAAAAAAAAACTGACCACCCCCCAAACATCGCCAATCTTGGCGTTGGCTTTGAGCAATTCGGCCCGATCTTGGTGGGATGCCCCGTCGTATTTCTTCGGGAAGTAACCGAGGAACCCGCCTTCCCTGCAAAGGGTCGCCATGATGCGGTGAAGGTTTTGGACCAACTTCTTCTCGTCCGTCGTGTCGGTGTCCATCAGGTCTATCAGTTGGCCAGCGGTCAACTCGTCCGTGAAGACGGTTGGAATCCACCACTTGCCGCCCGCCTTGAACCTCCGCTTGTAAGCGAGGGTGGGTAACTCGTTCCACTCTGCGATGATGGTCTTATATCGTTTGGTTAGCCCCTTGGCGGGCATTTCTCTTACGAGTGATACATCCACCCCCTCAACTATCGCCACGACCCCTGCACGCTTGTCGTAATCGGTCAGCACGGGCGAAAACTCCAGCGCAGCGATGCGTTGGAATTGGTCAATGGTGAGGTCTTGGAGTTTCATAGGTTGGCAGTTTTAATCCAAATAGAATCGCTTTGCAGTCCAGGCATCACGAAGTCAAAGTCCACCTGCTCATACCCTTTCGCAATCATAAACGCTGCGACCTGGTTGTAGAGTGCCTGACCGACCCACACTTCCTCGTGTTCGCATTCAAGGTGAAAGGTCTGCACCCGATGGATGGAATTACCCATGCTTTGCAGGACTTCAAGGGTTGCCCCCTCCACATCCACTTTGCAAGCCCCAATCGGGCCTTCAATCATGGCAAGCAGTTCTTCGCCCGTGATAGCCTCCACCTCAATTCTGTTGGCGTTGGCGTAGAGGTTGTCGTAGGAACGGTCAAGGAGCGATGAAGTTCCTACCTCGTTAGGACTGCCCTGCATTTGGATGAACTCCAACTTGCCCGAATGCTTATAGATGGCTTTGCGGACCAGGTTGAAGTTGGGGTAGGCTTGAGCGATGTAATCCGCTTGGCTTGGGTTTGGTTCGCAGACCCACACGGAACTTGACCCGAAATGGTCTGCAATCGCCTTCGCATCGTGTCCATCCCGTGAGCCGATTTCCAGCACGGTTGTTGGAACTATTCCTGCGGTTCGGATGGCGTTGCAGTATCGTTGCATGGTTAAAAGATTTTAAGCCCGTCCGCAATCTTCTTGGCGGTGCTGGCGTGGTTGGCTTTGTCAAGGTACTGCCTAAACTCCCAGTCCGCATTCAAATCGTCAGCGGTCAAATAGTAAGGAAGATGCCTGCACTCGTAAGGTGCGACCGTCCTTGCCCCTCCGATGACCACCCGTTGATAGCGTTGGTGGTGGTAGAATGCGAAGGTCGTGTCAACTGGCGCAAGTTGCAGGTCGTGGAAGTAGGGTTGGTTTTTGTAGCGCAGTTCGGCCTGCTGGAAGAACAAGGCATCGGCAGGCACATCGTCCGTCCGAATGCCAAGGCCGATTTTGTCCTTGACCGAGAACTTGACCCCGTTAAACGGGTCGCCTTCCTCCTGTTCGTACATATAGGACTTTTCGGGAAGGTCGTACCAAAGTTCCCGCATCCGTAAGAGGGTGTCATCAGGCAAGGCCGAAAGGTCAAGATCAGGGTCCGTGACGATATAGTCGGGGTAGCCCATGTCAAACAACTGCTGCGGGATTTGGGCCTGCCATGCTACAAGGTGGCCGAAGTTGCCACCCGTGCGGATGACTGCAACCTCGTTGGCTTCCAGTTTCAACTGCTCATACCATTCCAGCGTGGGGCCGTAGGTGGAATCGTTGTCCACGATTAGGATGGGTCCAACCCCAGGCATCCGCATCAGTTTCTTGACCATCGCCTTCGGCCAGGTGTAGAGGTTGAAGTTGGTAATGATGACGGGGATTTTGGCCATGGTTAAAATGTGATGACGAACTTATCGGGACCTGGCCATCCCTTGCAAGAGTTGTAAACGGTCATTCCTTCCCGCTTCCCAATCCAATGCTCGGCCTGCCAGCGGTGTTCCCTTACGGGTTCGCCTAGTTCACGGATGTGGGATGACTTGGCCCACCAAAAAGTCCCCGCAAAGTAGGGATATCCGTCGGGGTTGTTGTGGTCAGCAATTTGTGGAAACTCTTCTTTGGTTAGCCAATAGGCTCCCACGCAGTCCACATTGGCAAGTTCTGCAATGGCCCGCTCCCATGCGACGATGTTAAAGAATATCATGGACCTGCACCAAAGTTGGTTGATGAGGGATGGGTCGGAACTGCCCTTGGTGTGGGCGTACAGGTAGGCGGCATCCTCAATTTGCGATGCCTTGTACATCTCGGTCAGCGTTGCTTGCTCCCAAGCGTTCGTGCGGGTTACCACGACCTTAATCTTTGCCGCCACGAGCGAGTTGTCCAAGATTTCCTTGACCACCTTCCGCTGGTCGGGAGGCCCGACAATGCCAACACGAATTTCGTCAAGTTGTTCAATCAATCCGTAATTGCAAAGGGCCATCATGTGCTGGTGCATGATGAGTTGCCATTGCCCGCCTCCGCCGCAATAGATGTGGTAGTAGTGTACGAGTTTCATAATATGGAAACAATTGCAAAAATCAAGACCAATAAGAGGAAGAATCTGCCAAAAATCAAAAGCAAATCAATGATGGATTCAAGGTTCATGTGGCAAAGTTACACCACCAAGTACTTCCCCGAGTTACTGACGGCCAATTTGTTGAGGGCCACATATCGCAGGGCATCGCAGGCGTGATTGTACGAATCAATGGGAACCCCCGTGTCCTTGCCATCCTTGTCGGTGGCCCAAGTGTACGAGCGGAGTTCTTTGATGAGGTTAACCGAATCCTTGGTCACATGAAGGTTGAACCGCTTCACGATGTCAATCCCCTGCCTGACTGAATCGGGTCCCTTGGATGCGGGCTTGATGTTGAAGCCGAGGCGGTATATTTCTTCAATGGACTTCGGTTCGGCTGAATCGGCCACAATTTCCCACGCACGGGTGATGCCAAACTCTTTTAACCGCACCGCAATATCGGAGTTGGTCAGTCCACGGTGGTAGAGCAACTCATGAATAAACAAGTCGTCACCCCTGCGGTACACGGCGACCAAGGCGGTTGGGTCCGTGCTGAACCCCCAGTCAAGCCCGTAGGCAACGAACTTCATCGTGCTTGGGTCTATACCCTCGACCACCGTGTAATCGCCGTATATCGCCCCTTGGAGCGTCCCGACTTGGCCCAACCCGTACACCTTCCACCAGTTGGCCCAATAGGCGGAGGTTTCGGCTTTGTCTCGGTTTCGTTCTATATCGTATCGTATCGTATCAGGGAGTGCCTCGTTGTCTTGGTAGGTCAGGATGAGGAACTCCGCATCGGTTTCGGGCAAGACCTCCGTGTGCGCCCAAAATTCGTGGGTGGGGTTGAAGTCAATGTAGATTTCCTGTGATGTACGAATCGCCAACTGATAGTACGAATCGAAGTCGATGTTGTTGGCCTCGTTGATGTAGAGGACCTGCCGCCTTGCCCCTCGGAGGCGTGCTTCCGAATCAGCGGAAAAGAACTCGATCGTGGACCCGTTGGCGAAGTTGTACTGGAGCAGGGTCTTGTTCCAGCGGTCGGGAACCCAACGATGGGTCCATTGCATAATCTTGGCGAAGTCCTTAATCGCTCCCCTCCGTAGGTGGGGCACGGATTCGGACACGACCGATATTTCCGACTTAGGAAACCGAGCGGCGTGGTCAATGAGGACCGCAAGGATGCCGAAGGTTTTGGACGCACTTGTGCCGCCTTGTATCACCTTCTTCCGAGCGGTCATCGCCCGAATCTTCTTGATGGCGGTGGTGTACTTAAATTCCATCCCCGAAGAGGGGTTGCTCAATGGTGACGGTGTTCTCTTGCTTGTCCACCAAGCCAAGAAGGCGGGAGGCGATGTTGGCCGAGTAAACGCCCGAACTTGCACCCTCCAGCATATCCTTGTCACAGGTGGCCCGTATGCGTGTAATGATTGGGACAAATTCCTTGTGATGCTCTCCTTCTTCTTTTCTATACCTTGAAAGGTCAAAGCAGACCCCATTCTCCGCAAGATATCCCTCAAAGCCCCGAAAAGTGATAGGCCGCTCCTTGTCCCTGTAAACCATGACCCCATCCTTGCCGACATAGTCCTGCACTCGGTATGGGTTGGCCTTGTTCTCGGCCCTGTACTTTTCAAACGCCTCCCATAGTTCTTCGGGGGTATTCCATATTGGGGGACGGCCTGCCATCAGTATTCTATTTTGTCAATCAATTCGTCAATCTTGTCCACTATCTTCATCTTGACGGCAAAGGCGTTGGGCGAGTTAGATTCCTCCACCGCTCCAATGCAGTCGCAAAGGGTCGTGATGACCATCATGAGCGAATCCATGCGGGCTTGGACCTGCGCTTCGGCGTCAGCCTTCGTTGAGTTCGCCAAGTTCCCGTAGTTTATTTCGTGACCACCCAAGGGCCGCTTTGCCACCCCATAGAAGGTAACTGATGTAGCCGCAGTCGCTGGTGCTGTCAGCGTTGTCGTAGTATGTTTCAGCACGGGATAGGTAGGAGTGCATCCGTTTAACAGTTTCAAGCGAAATCCCCTCACCGCTGGCGAGTTGCTGCGCTCGGACCTTACCCGTCTGCGTAGCACATTTGTTGCCGTTCCGCTCGTTGAGTTCAATCCCCCGCTTGGCGTTATTGCGTACCCCTTCGCCGTAGTCGGCGTAGGTTTGGAACTGGTCACGGGTTGGGGTTGTTGATGGCATGGATAACGGTGTGGTGGTTGGCTTCGGCGAACTGGTCCGCCTCTTGGTAAATGTAGGTAAGGGCCGATTTTACGCAGTCCGCACACCACCAATTTGTGTTCGGTCTGCCGTGGGCGACGAGGATGGTCTGCAAATCATGGACCGCTTCGGGGCTTAACCGCATGAACAGGGCGGCTTGATACTGGTCCCAATAGTGGCGGTGCTTTTGCGCAAGGACAAACTCGTCTTGGGTCATCGGTTCGTCAGTTGCAGGATGACAACGGTCAACCCCGCAGAGGCGAGGCCGTACACGGGAGCGAGAACCCAACCGCAGGTGGACCAGGTGAGCAGGACCGCAACCCAAAAGGTCAGGCAGGTGACACAGGAGAACGGCTTGTGCCTTGCGAACCAGGTCTTGTACCAAACCTGCGGGAGGACATGGTACTCCGCAATGGCGAGGGCCGTGAGCGAACTAATCAGCAGGGGAAATATCAGCGTGTCCATGGGATTGAATGGCGGCCTTGATTTTGGCCTTGGCTTGGTCAATGGAATAGATTATAGAACGATACGGGATGCCCGTGTCACGGGACAACTTCTTCATGTTACCCGTCCGCAGGTGGAGGCGCAGTAACTCCTTGTCATAGGGGAACGCCCCGTCCTTGGCCCAAGTGTCCATCTCGGCTTCGGCAATGGCCCACAGGTCGTCCATCAGTGAATCGTACTCGGACTGTGGGATAGGGGAATCGGGGTCCAGTTCTTCCAGCAAATCGTGGTGGCGGTACTTTTGGGCAAACTGGTTGTTCTTGCCTCGGTAGAGGTTCAGCAACAGGCGAACCACATAGAACTTGAAATACCCCTGCCCGTGGATTTGCAGAATCTTGGCGGGGTCTTTCTCCAGCAGGATTAACACGCACTCCTGCTCCAAGTCCCTCCAAAGCGGGTCGCCTCCTGTAATCGTTAGGCAGGCTTTGCGGATTTCGCCGCTTCGGTAGAGGTCCAGTATCGTGTGTTCTGCGGATGCCATGCACAAAGATTGCAAAAAAAAGGGGTCAGCGGTTAGGCCGACCCCTTGGGTGTTTGGGCGGTTTTGGGCTATTCTCCGCTCGGAAGTTGCAGGGTATCAGTGATATAAGCCCCCTCAGCCGTCTGCAAGTAGTCCTGTGCGTTGTTGAAAACTTGCCTCCGAAGGTATCGCAGTTGCGGCTTGGCCTTGCAGTCGTTGTGGAAGGATTCAAGGTTTATAATTATCGTGGAGTAGTGGCGGTTCAACTCCTTCCCGATAGCCATGAAGGTGAATAGGTATTCGTTGTATGCAATGTCGGCCACGATATTCCGAGCGATTACGCAGGGCCGTTCCCTTGACGGGGACCGCACCTGGTCGGGGGTTATGCCGAATATCATTGCGGTGGTGTCAACGAGATGATGGATGAGTGCTGGGGTCATGACTTAAACGATTTCGGGGATGGGCATCCAATAAAGGACTTCGCTGGTGAACCAAGAGTGTTCCTCGCAGTACCATTTATTGGTTTCAAATTCATACCAAGCCACAACTTGCATTCCTTCGTTGTCAGTTATCAGCACGGGTTCGCCCTCCTTGGGCATTTGGTCTTGGGGTCGTGTCCAGGGCATTGTCATGCGTTTTTGGCTTGGAGGATTCTACCGAGCAGGGTCCAGTTCACGGACCAAGGCTTGATGGTTTCGGAACGGTCGGGGCGGTCGCAGTTCACGCACTCCTTGCGGATGTGAATCTGCCAGCGGCGGAAATCGGTGGGGGTTGGTTTCATGGGTTTTGGTTTAGGTTTAACGAAGATATAAACAAGTTAAGAACATTCAGCCAACACCCGCTGAAATTCCTCCACGCTTCGGATGACTACATACCTGTAGCC